GCCAGCCAGATCTTGATCCGAAGCATCACCGCAGTTTCTTCCAAAGAACGAAGCCCAGCAACGCCGCAGCCACGCAGATCGCCACCAGCTGCGCGGTCGGTGCGAGACTGCCCAACAGACCGCTCGCTGCGGGGACGTGCTCAACGATAGCCGCCACAGCCCCGGCGGCACCTGCACCAGCCGTAGCTTGCGCCTCGGTGTCTTCGCTCAGTGTCTCGGGTTGGCGCGGTGCCTCTTCGGGCCAGTTGGTTGCGGTCTTCGGCCAAGGGTTCCCCCAACTGCGTGCTGGCCCTGTGTCGATGTGCATGAAGCCGCTCTTCTGGTAGTAACCAAAGCCAGTGAACCCCTCGGCCCGGGCCGCCGCCTCGAACTCGTGCGGGTCGTGGTTCTCCATCCGCACGTCGAACGCCACGCCCTGCATGTGCAGGCTGTTCTTCGCGCCACCTACGCGCTTGTTATGCTCAGGGCTGCGATAGGCGCTGGTCAGGATGATCGGCTTGCCAAGTCGGTCCCGCAGCGCCTGAAGTTGGTCCAGCGCATGGGTGTCGACAAGCAACGCCCCCTCGCCCTTACTCGCAATTTCCTGCGGGCTGAAGCTAGTCCAAGGCCATTCAGCCGTCGGCACTTGTGAGAAATGCGAATAGTGCTTTTTCACTTCGACCCCACTTTCGCAATCAGTGCTTTGATGTCGTCGCGTATCTCGGCCAGCATCGCGTTGGTATCCTCACGGGCCGCTTTCGCAAGGTCCATGTCCTCCTTACGCTGGTTCCAGAGCCGCTTAATCTCTTTCGTGTTCTCCACGCTCCGCGCCTCCAGTCGAATGAGCCAAACCAAGAAGCCAACGAAGGCCAGCAGCACGGGCCAGAATTTAAGGATGTTCTCGGTCATTCGTCTTCGCTCATCTTTACAGTGGACAGGATTTATAGTCATCTTACCGCAGAGAGCCGCCTCGCGCAATTTATGTGTTTTACGTCGGAGGGTCAGGCCAAGATATGTTGTCAGGAAATCCGACTTGCTGCGGTACATCGCGCAGAGCCCGGCGATAAGTAGCCCATGCTTGTGCATCAACAGGTGCGTCTGCGACCTGCGTCCAGTCACTTTCCATTAAAAGCTGATTGCGCTTCATTCTCGCCTTTTTCGCGGTAGGTGCAGAGATTGTTGGCATCAGGTGACCTCCACTGTCGTTCGGATCGGGATGTACGGAAACGGAGGCTTGACTTGAAATTGGTATGTCTCTGGGCCTTCTAAGATAAGGCTTTCAGTCAAGTCGGTTATTTCATATTCAGTCCCAAGGCTATCCGTTATTTTGACAATCGTTCCACTCGGTAGCGCGGTTAGATCATAGTTTTCGGATGGCTCAGGAAGCCTTGGTCTGTCAATAAAAGATAGCGTAGATAAGTTGACATAGGTGTCTTTGGGGGCTTCACCCTCAATCCAACTCTCAGAATCTTTAGTGTTTAGATCAATTATTTCCTGCCTTCCAGAAGAAATAACTGCCGAGATTTCCCCAGTCTCTGAATCGTAGATTGTCGCTATCATTTTAGCGCCTCCAAAATAAACAGCGACATATTGCTTGTGCTGACTGTCGTACCGTTCGTTCCGGCAGCTATTTCAACCAGAAGTGTGTTCGTCCCAGAGGCGGATAATCTAGAAGAAATCTCAACAACTTTTTGTGTAATAGTACCGGTGTCCAGAGAAAAACTTCTGGAATCTATGACGCTCCCATTAAACTTAATCCTGTATTGCCCTGTTCTTGAGTTGCCAGCGGAGTTGGTAAATGAGAAAGTGAATCTAGCACCAACAAGTATTTGCTCATTTGCGTTGGCAGAAATGCTTAAACTCCCCGCTGAGGCCCACGCACCTGAAGTGGTTGATGTGTCTGAAGGGTTTGAAGAAGTTTGATTTGTGACTGCCCTGTCTGTGATCTTACCTGTACCAACAGTCAGGTTTGCGATCTTTGCGCTGTCAACCTCAAGGTTGCCGATCTTGGCATTTGTAATTGCCGCGTTGGCGATCTTAGCATTGGTTATAAGTCCGTCATTTATCTGCGCCGAAGTTGTAATGATCCCACTGGTTGCCAGCAACCCCCCTGTAATCGTATTGGCGACAATCTTATCTCCGGTGATTGTTCCGGCTGAAATTTGCGTTGCTGTGATAGTTCCGGTGGCAATGTCAGACGCTTGAATAGTACCAGCAACTATCTTTGCGGATGTGATGGAGTTAGATGCAATCTCTGTTGCAGTGACTGCCCCAGCGGCGATTTTGGCGGTTGTGATAGCGTCAGAAGCGATGTTGGTTGCAGTAATTGTTCCAGTCGCAATTTCGCTGGAAGTGATCGTTCCGGCGGAAATTTTTGCGGCTGTAACTGCATTGGCCTCTAGCTTCGGCGTTGAAATCGCGCCGTCCGAAATCTTTGTTTCAGTGACACTTAAATTTGCAATCTTGTCTGCATTGATTGCCAGATTTTTAATGTTTTCAGTCTGCACCGCATCGTTGGCAATCAGCGCGTTCGTTACAGCGTCATTGGCAATTTGCGCAGTCTGTAACTGACCAGAAATATCTGGTGCCTCGACGGCTGCAACAACCAATGTCCAAGCAGAGCCATTCCATTCATACAGCTTACCGTTGGTGCGATTGAAAACTTTTTGCCCGGTAAAATCACCAGAAGCGGGCAAGGAAGTAACGTCCTCAATGGCGTAAAGACCCTGATCAGTAAAAAGCGAATATACGCCGTCTGCAAAGTCGCCATCGTCTATAAATGTGGTTGTGCCAGAAACGCCGCTTGTAAAAGCAGATTTGTTTCCGCTGTAGTCTACAGCTTTTAAGAAATACCAACGTGTCTCGCTGATTCCGAGGTTGGTGCGCACAAACTCATCGCCACCCGAAACACCAACTTGAGTTGCGCCGCTGGTAGTGTTCGAAGTGTTTTCCCAAACCTCAACAAAATTCAAGTCTGCATCTGCGGGGTTTGTCCATCGCACGGTAATGTAGCCAAAGCCACCATCTGCTGTGATAGCTGTGGGCAAGGCTGGGGCTGTAGTATCACCACCTCCGGTGAACAAAACAGTGGTAAAGGGTCCGAGATTCCCACGACTGCTAACGGCGCGAACCCTGAAGATGTACTCTACACCATCTACAAGCGGAGAAATTTCGGCTGTGGTCTCTGTGGTTGTTGTGGACGCATACTCAGAATCCGCAACGGGCTTCCATTGGATGTCGTAACGCGCGATGTATGCGTTGTCTGGTGCATCCCAAGACAAAATACAGGAGTTAATGAAAGTACCATCACCCTGAGTTCTACCCCCACCAGAGGCAACAAGATTCGAGATAATCAGATCGTTGTTATAGTTATCAAGATCACTGTCATTACCGATGATGTCTTCTTCTTCAGCATTCCAATCGAAAGCCGCAGATGATGTTTCCCTCAGAGTGAGCGTGACGCGCAAATCGCCAGCCTCGTCATCAGAACCGAAACGCCAGCCAACAACCTCGAATTCCTTCTCGTCCCAACCATAACGGTCGATTGTCAGAGCGACGATCTCGCCAACCTCAACATCAAATGCGCTCAGGCCAAACTCAGCGGAAAACACCATCTGCTCACGACCACGGAAGAGCGTCATCTTTGCAAGGCGCTGGGCGGTCGCGGGTGATGTAGTGAACGGTAGATCGAGGTCCAGGGTTTGCTCAACGCCGCCGTCTTGAGCCAAAAACGCAGAGGTCGGATAGTCTGTTTGGTTCGGATAGGGTGGATAGTCAGCCGCGATGTATCTCTGGTTCGCATCAGAGAACACGCCTTGGACACGATTGAACTGGTCGCGCAGATTGACGCGCGTTTGCAGGTTGATGTTTGAGCGCAGATCATCGAGTGTTAGCACCTTAGTCGGCGCGTTGTATTCACCTGCCTTCAGCTTCCATTTGCCTGCACCCCAGAACAGTGTTCCGGCACAAGCCGTGACCATCTGTTGCAACACGTCACCATAGGTCTGTTCGGTATTTACTACGCCATTGATGGTGTAACGGGGTTCCGTTCCACCCGCATCGAGGGTAACGGGCTCGTCACAAGTGTTCGCGGCGGCTTGGAACACTGTTTCGTCTATCTTGGGATCTTCCAAGCCGTATGCGCTGGTAAGATAGTCACGAATGCAAAGCGCGGCATTGTTGGAGTAGGCTGTGGACGTGTCGCGCGGATCGTAAACCTTCTTTCCTCTAATCTTCGCCGTAATCGTGGGAATACCGTTTTGGAACACACCAGAGGCGTAGCTAAAGCGAACAAACAGATAAGCAATGCCATTGCCCACAAAGGAGTCTTTTGTGGGTTGTCCCGTACCGTCAAAATTCTGACTGTCCTCATCAGAAGACCCCGTATCAAAAAACACGCTGTCCAAAGACTCTACGGATGAGTTGGCAAACGTGTCCGTGATCGCCGTCTGATCACCCAGGTGATAGAAAATGCGGATTTCGTGTTCGTTGCCGTCTTCCGACCAGTTATCATTTGTGACCCACCCGGCACCAGACCGTTTGCTGACTGAGTAAGCGTCGTTGGAAAGTGTCGCCACCTCGTCGTTTATGTAGATCTCCTCAACACTTTCGATTTCGTGCGCGGCTAATGTAATAATCTGATATAAGACCGAACCGCCCCGTGTGGTCTCCAAATATGTAATGGTTCCACCTTTACGGACCTCGCCGTACACAATTTCTTGGGGTCCGGCGGCGCTACGGGAATTTACTAGAAGACTCTGTTTTGGACTTGGCGGCGCTGGAGTCAGAGCGCTAATTATGGCGTTGGTTGCGACACTGATAGCCAAGTTTACAGCCGTAAGAGCTAGTGCGTACCCGAATGTACCAAGCGCCGCTGTGGCAGCGGCAGCGCTGGCATAGCCACCAATAGCAAGTACAATCGCCTCGGCTCTGGGGGCATTGCTCCACGAGTTCCGATCCCGCAGGACGTTAAATGGTTCGCCTTGCTTCATGCCTTAATCCACGCTTTATCGATGGTTTCGATTGGATGATATACGAGACCGTGCTTTGACACAAAGGCCGCTTTGAGACCAACGGAGATGCCCATCGCGTTCCCGATAGCCCAGCGCCTTGCCTTCTTTGTCGTCACCAAAGACCCGCGCGGTGGAACGCCCCCAATGCGTTGCAGGCGCTTGTCTACGGCCTCTGTGAATGTCCGGTATCCAAACTCGACCTGCAACTCTTTGCGCTTGAGCGGAAAACCATCTCGCATATACCGCCCCAGCCAATCTTCCGCCCAACCCTCGCCGCACATCTCTCGAAACGCCTGATTGGTGAATATAAGACAATCGTGTTCACCCCATTTGAACGGGATGTCACGCACGGACTTGAGATAGCCCGCCAGCTTATTTGGGTTGAAATCTAACACCTTTGTCCTGAATTTGGGCCACGAAATCGAAGAATGTGTCCGTGGGATGTCGGGTTTTGTGGCTTACGGAAGTGTAACGCCAATTACGGGCACTCTCCAGTTCCACCAGCTTGCTATCAACCGTCACGGAGATGCTGCCATTTTCGGGCCCATCCTCAATGATCATTTGATTCAGAGACCCAGAGAAAACCTCCACGAAGTCCGATACGCCGACAACGCCCCAAAGAACTCGCACGAGACGACGCTGGTACGGCTCTTGTAGGGCGAGCGACACAATTTCTGAGGGCATACCACTCAGCGTCAGCGTGATGTTCTTGGCAGATAAATCGGCGACTTCTTCTAGCCCACTGATGGACACCAAATTCCCAGAGCCAGTATAGGTCTGGCTATCGATGGTGCGGTCACCATACCCAGTCCAGAGGCGAAGCGGCCCGCTATCCAGATCGACCTCAATAGCGTAGAATGGCTCGACCTCAGACTGCGTGAGTGCGGTCAGGATCGCAGCTGGGACTGTCCGAGACATCAGATGTCCTCCATTGCTTCGAACTGAATGCCGTAAGCACTGTTGTTGCTGATGCCCCACTGGGTTGCGTTTTCAGCAAGGCGGAACACCCCCTTAGCATTTGTCAGTGTGGCTGATGTGGAAGAATAGTTTGCGCGAAGCGCAGGCCATATCTCCATTGTTCCGCTGCCGCTTCGATCCTGCACGACTTTGTGCAGTCGTGCGTTCTCACCAGAACCCAATTGGAGGTAGTCACCAGCCTTGAGCGTTCCCGTCATCGCAACGGTCACAGAGCGATCACCCAAAGAGCCTGTGACCGTTGCAGACGTGGCAGTACCCTGCGGGGAAGTCATGTTGGGGTCACCCAGAAGGAACGTGCCGTACTGGCCGCGCAGCGATAGCAGGAACGCCACCCACGGTTCAGCGAGGTCTTTACGGACTGGCGGGATCGTCACGCTGGCAGACCACATTTCACCGGGGTAGGCGTGAACCTGGGTGGCGAAGGTGAACGGGCTGCGCGACACCGCGATGGCGTTCGTGGCGGTCAACTGGATCTCGGCAATGCCAATGTCCGTTGGAGTAGATATTGGATAGCTGACTGCCATTTAGAAACTCCGTCCGTAAGAGCCACCACGGCGTTTCGCATCGAGCACCGCAGCCTTGGCCTGTTCAGCAATGCGCGGGGTCTCTTGGCGCACGATACGACGCACAGAGTCGTCGCCATTGGCCGCGATGTTGAAGTATTGGTTGACTGTCACGTTACCCGCATTGCCGTCAACCTGTACGCCCAGTTTGCCGTTTGCACCGCGCTTGAGAGGCATGATCGCTTCTGGACCCGCCTCGCCCATCATGCCGACACCCGTTGAGTGTCCGAAGAGCGTTGGACTGCTAACAACACCCCCATTGGCGAAGAACTCTACACCGTTGTTGTACGCTCGACCGTCCGCCGCCAGTGGCCGTGCCACAGGTCGGATAGAGGTGGTCGGTGCTTGCGCTGTCGGCGCACCGCCGCCAATACCACTGATGATGCTGCTCAAGAAGTTCCCAATACCTCTCGCCGCTGGCTCTGCGACCTGCTGTTCGTAGATGGCAAGAATGATGTTCCGCAGCATATTGCGGAACGCATCTTCGACAGAGGCCGAGCCGTCGACCATCGTCATGAAGGCGCTCTTGATGTGACCCTCGACAGTGTCCATCAGTTGTTGGCGCTCCTGTTCGGCTTGCATCAGTTTGCGCGTCTCGGCTTCGGTCTTGATGATACCCTCAATGCGCTCCTTTTCGCGCTCTGTAAGCGCACGACCATCTTCCGCCAGCTTGAGAGTGATCTGCGCACGGCGCTCATCCTGCAGCTTCTGCTCTTCACTCAGACCGATAAGAGC